CTAACTCTTCTATTGACATTGATTTTGATGCAGAGAATCTGATAATAAATCTAAGAATAGTTATAGATGACGGAGCAGGAGAGGATATTGAAGGACGCATCTTTGCGAATAGGCATTCCGTATAACGTGATGTTGTACGTATGGAAGATGCAGTGGAAGTATGTTAATAGTGTTGTTACATCAGGGGACCAGTCTGATCCCGATACTATGGGAGAAGTGTATGTGAAAGATCTTGGTAGGTTTAAGCCTAATGATCGAAGTCTGAAGAAAGTAAATGAAAGGAAAGCTAACAGAGATAATTGATGGATGGAAGCATCTTATCAATCGTGACCCTAAAGTAGAGGAAGTTGCACTTAAGAGAGCTACTATATGTGCAGGATGCCCAGAGGCTAAGGAAGTACTTGGTGTATTGAAGTGTGATGCATGTGGATGTCCTTTGATTGCTAAGACTAGGAGTATAGATAGTAAATGCCCTAAGAACAAGTGGGATGAGTGAAGAAGGAATTACTTTAACAGTGTGGGGGAACGATGGAATGCCCTCTGATGTTATTGAAGGTGTAGAAAGAATTATTGTATATTTGTTAAGACATGAGAAAGGTGGAGTTGAAGCTGGACTTTCTGATAGGGGATACTGTTTATCTAAAGGCAGCGAACCAATCATTGCAGGAGGAAGCAGCGAAGGGGATTGTAGTACAAGTGGTAGTACACTATAGTGGCAAGCCTGAGTATATTGTAAGGTGGGGTGACTTTGTTAGTAGTCAACATATACCTGATGAGCTTAGTACAGAACCAGAATTGTAATGGAGTATATGGAACATGTTAATGATGCAGGAGAGATTGTTAAGATAAGAATGAGTTTTTCGAATGCAAGACTAGATGGTGAATCTAGAGAGGAGTACGTATTTAGACGTGCTTTTATGAAACAAGAGATTAAGAATTATAAAAAAGGAAGATTAATTAAGTAAGATGGAGAATAAAAGTGGATTTACGCCCAAGAATGGGCACATCATGATCAAACTAGAGTTGATCACAGAAACAAAGGCAGGGATTATTATGTCTGGTGTTGCGGACACCGGTCCTATCTATAACCCTTTTGTTAAGATTGTAGAAGTGTCTGACGATGTTACTACATTTGAGGCAGGTGACATTGGATTGTTACTTGCAGGAGTACATCCTTCACCTATACTAGGGTTAGACGATGAGGTGTACTTTATGATTAAGGCATATGACCTTATGGGTAAGTATGATGCAGAACCTTCAGAGGATATGCTTCAAACTATCGTGTCAAGTGACTTACATAAGAAGATTGAGCGTGACCTTACTCGTTATCTGAACCCAAAGATGGTTGAGAAGGCTAAGGGCATGAAGAATAAGTGGAAGACGGTTGATCCTAAAAAGGAAGGCCTACCAAGTTAATGGATCTTTTCTACATGGAGAATGGTGTAGTTGCCTGGTTGCCACAGACCCTGGCGATTAAGGAGTTTAAGGCTGTTTGGAGCAAGAACCGTAATAAGGATATGGCGTTCAAAGAGCTTAGCTACATCTTCTTCATGGAAGATCTACGTTCTCCCTTTCGTAATTATACGGAAGAAGAAAAGGAGGATAAGGTTATAGAAGCGATATTTAGTAAGGAGTGGAAACCTGATGAGAGGGTACAGGTTGCTCAAGAAATGTATAAGGAGCTTATGCAAACAAGGTCTATGAAATTGTTAAGGAGTGCATGGCACAACCTTGATGACCTGTCTGAGTTCATTAACAATATCGACTACAACGAGAGAGATAGTAATGATAAGTATATTAATGACATCTCCAAAGTAAGAAGTACTATTGAATCACTCCCTAAACTTGTTGCAGCTCTTAAGAAGCTGGAGGATGAGGTTAAGAAGGAAGTAGAGGAAGGTGGTAGCTTACGTGGAGGTAGAGAAAAAGGAATGTTTGAAGATGATCTTGGAGGATAGCGCAAGTTTTACTTATACTGGTTTACATAACTTTACAGAGAGGATCTTAAGGGAGATTTTTGTAGCCAATAGGGAGAAGGTTACTCTAGAAGTGACTAAAAAGGAGAAGAAGATTTTAAATGATGAGCTGAGGTTTTATCCTCATTTATTTTTAAAGGCTCCTAAAGGACAGACGGAATATCATCTTGTAGGTCCTAATGGATTACTCGTAGAGATTAAGGACAATGACGATCAATGATAAGGAGGCCTTCGAGTATGAAGGCATTGATGACCTGACATTTAGGTCTTTAAGGTATATGCAGCATGATGAGATGCAAATTACTCTTACGACTAAGGAGTATGACAAGCTTATGCATGACCTTGATCGTGACGCCTATAGTTTTACTATACATGATAGTAAGGTTACAGGACCAAATGGTTTGAATATTATATTTAATGTCAAAGAAGGAAGATATACATAGACAGGTATATGACCTGATAGACGAAATACCTATTCTGTCCTATATGACTTCCCTGGACAGGCCCTATGCGGACATGATTCCGAGGGACGATAAAGGGAGGATTAAGGTAGATGTTACAAGGCCGCACATTCTAAAGGATATGGATTTCTTTAGACCTGCGGCTCTTCACTTTCAAAAACAGGGATGCTATACACACCTGATGCCTAACCCGCATCCTAAGTCAGATTATATGAAATTCTGGCTTGAGGAGATAAGGCGGTGTAAGGAAGGGTATGTGAGGAAGAAGGATGGTGAGTGGATACCAGGTTATTACTATTGGTATTTAAACTACTGTCCTATCATGAAGACAGTTACATTGGAGGAGCATGACGAATCAGATTTAAAACGTGCTGAGAGGGTATTTACTTTTCCTGATGTTTGGGATAGTGACTATCTGTACTTCCATTACTTAGAACACGCAGAGCAAAGAGGACTACATGCAGTAGTGCTTAAGACAAGGGGACGTGGATTCTCTTATAAGGGCGGAGGTATTATGGATAGGAACTACTATCACATACCACAGTCAAAGAGTTATGCACTTGCTTCTGAAGGGGAATATCTTAAAGGGGATGCTATACTTGATAAGTCCTGGGATATTATGGATTTTATAGATGAGCACACACCTTGGAAGAAGGCAAGAGATGAGAAGGATACTGCAATGCACAGACGTGCATCGTATAAGGATCCTAAGTCAAAGGTTGTTAAGGGGTATAAGTCTGAGATTATAGGTGTTACTCTAAAGAACCAACCAGAGAGAGCTAGGGGTAAGAGGGGTAAGGTTATACTGTTTGAGGAGGCAGGAAAGTTCCCACACCTGTTAAAAGCATGGTCAATTGCAAGACCTTCAGTGGAGCAAGGTAATGTGACGTTTGGTACGATGATAGCATTTGGTACAGGTGGTACGCAGGGAGCTGACTTTGAAGGTATCAGGACTTTGTTCTCACAACCTGAAGGTTATCGTATACATGCAATACAGAATGTGTTTGATCAGAATGCACCAGAGGATAATCTATCAGGATGGTATTGCGGGGAGTATCTTAATAGGGAAGGGTACTATGATGAGGACGGTAACTCAGATGTATTCTCTGCTCTTGTTGAAATTATTGAGGAGAGGGAAAAGGTAAAGAAGGCTACTACTGATCCTAATGCTATGATACAGGAGCGGGCTGACCGTTCTATAACTCCACAGGAGGCAATGATGAGACGGGAGGGTAGTATCTTTCCTGTTGAAGATCTTAAGATACAAAGGTCTGAGGTGGAAGCACATCCTGCAAGATGGACTGATAGGATATTTAATGTTGACCTAGTAAACCGTAATGGTCAGATTGAGCTGAAGCCTTCTGATAACTATCCTATTAAGGAGTTCCCTGTAAGAGATAACTTTGGACTGCATGGTTGTGTAGAGATATTTGAGCATCCCCCTGAGGATGAGGTGCCGTCAAATATGTACATAGCGGGAGTTGACCCTTATGATGATGATATATCTACTACTGCATCACTTGGTTCTTGTTTAGTTATGCATAGGATTACAGGTAGGATAGTAGCAGAGTATACAGGGAGGCCGGCAACTGCAGAAAAGTTTTATGAGATATGTTACAGGCTTATTAAATACTACAACGCAAAGTGTAATTACGAGAATAATAAGAAAGGCCTGTTCTCATATTTTGAGAAACGCAATGCATTATACCTACTGGCAGACACTCCTAAGATTTTGAAGGATATGCAGATTATGAAGACATCTACGTTTGGTAATACTGCTAAAGGAACAAATGCTACTAAGAATGTAAACGCCTGGGCAAGATCTCTTATTAAGTCATGGTTATTAGATACTGCATACTCTGAGGAGGAAGGTCAGGATCATGATAGACTTAATTTGCATACAATATGGAATACGGCAATGCTAAAAGAACTTGAGATGTATAATCCTAACTATGGCAACTATGACCGTGTATCAGCGTTTGGTATGGTACTTATTTTAAAGGAAGATTTATTTAAGTTAGAGGTAGTAGATGAGCCTAGAACATACCCATCCTTCTTCGACAACAGACCATCCATGAGAGGAAACCGCCATAGGAGAGAATCTAAACAATTGTTCTCTGGCTTTACTCCCATGCACATGCGTCATAAAAAGTAACTAATTTTGTGCTCATGGCCGTATCTGATTATGGACTGAGCGGGTTTCCGTCTCAGAAGAGATCCCTCAACCAGAAGGGGGAAAGCTGGAGAAAGAAGTGTGTGAAAGCAGCGATAGATCATGCATTCTCTGCAACTGAGTTCAAGACGAACTACAGCGAAATGAGGTCTAACATCGATCTCTACAACAATAGGTTGAACGATAAAGAGATGATGGAGTTCTGCGACCCATTCTCGTTAGGATCAGATTCTTTTCCTATAAAGCCTCGCAACTATCCTATTGCTTCACCTAAGATAAATCTTCTCATAGGCGAAGAGGCAAAGAGGGTCTCTGACTTTAAAGTCAAAATAGTAAACGAAGATGCGGTCTCTGAAAAAGAAAAAGAGATTAAAGATAGATATCTAAAAACTTTTGTAGAGGAGATTATTCAAAAGCCTGGTATTACAGAAGAAGATATACAGAAAAAGTTAAAAGATCTTGAAAAGTGGAGAAAGTATGAGTACCAAGATTTACGTGAACGTAGAGCTACTCAATTACTTGAACACATCAAACATGAAGAAAAGATAGATAAGAAATTCAATGATGGATTCTTAGATGCACTTCTTACAGGGTTAGAGATCTATTCTATTGATATTGTAGGAGGGGAACCTTCTATGAGAAAATGTAATCCGCTTAATATTAAAACTATCCGTACTTCGGAAAGTAATAGTATTGAAGATTGTGATATTATTGTAGAGTACAAATACTACTCTCCAGGTAAGATCATTGACATGTTCCATGATCACCTTAAGCCTTCTCAAGTATCTATGCTTGAAAAAGGTAAAGCAGGTTATTCTGCAGATGATAACAAGTCGTTTATTAATCTAGGAGAAAAAGAGCCAGATCTTCCGTCTATCAATCTTATAGAAAATACAGAAGGTAATCTAATAGCCA